AGGTCATATTTGCCATTTAGAACGTCAAGAACTTTAAGGTTAATAATAGCCGGGTATACGAAAGTTTTACCTTGTTTCCATACTATATTGCCGGAAGAGATTAATAAATCTCCTTTACTTTCCGATGCACTAACAAGCACCGAGGAGGACCCGAGAGTACTTACCCCCCAAGGTACAAACACATAGCCAACTTCTTCAATGTACCCCGGACCAACGTTAGATTCCGGTACTATATTGAAAAAGTCAATTTGATATGTTTCACTCATCGCAGGAAGACGACGGTAAATCGGTCTCCCCCCTGGTACCCACTCAGTGGGCCTGGATTCTAAGTTTTTCGCCTCAATATATTGAGGAGACAACAAATTTATACGAGAGGTTCTTAAAGTTGTTTGAATTTCGGGTATGGCCCCATTTCCTGTGGGAGTTAATTGTTGGCTCATAGTCTCATGGTACCGTCAGAGTAGTTAGGGGGGTCCTCTGTATAGGGGGTTCCGGAATACCAGGACAATTGGGGGGTCTCGCCGATTGTTGCAGTATTTTCCCACACATAGATAAGCTTCTCTCGTGAGTTTGTGAATCTGCCTTTATTTTTAGGGATTATAGTTATTTGCGCTACACCTAGCTTAATGGCAGATATATCCCGACCAAGTTGGGATAAGACTGGTTCCTCGCAGGTGTACAAATCAACATAACGAAGCAAATTTCCTTGAAACTCTTCAATACGTGCAGTATTAACTACTGTTGTATTAGTCCAGTTAGTAACTGTATCTTCAGGAGTAAATGCAAGCATCACTCTGTACAGATTCCTTCCATCTTCAGAAAGAACAGTGTCTTCCGAGTATTTGACGTAAGCCGGGTCAAAATAAGGGATGTAGCCGGGAGGATCAAATTGATTTATTTGGTACAGGGAATCCCGGACAAAAATACCATTTTCTAGGTAAATGTAAAATTCAAACAGGGGGTGGACATTAGTCGTAGCTGTGTAAGAAATTACTTCTGAGCCTTGACGGAAGAATGTACGATCCCCCTTGAAGAACCGAAACATACGTGTCGGGGTTATCTTTGTAGTGCCTTGCAGATATAGCAAAAACTGTTCTTTTTGAGGGGGTTTATCCAAATATAGGGGGAATATTAAACCTTGATCTAACAACTCTTGAGCATTTGTACTTGTAGGGGTGAAGTATTTTGCAGCGATGTAGTAATCTGCGGGCGACCCGCTGGTTTCACGGTACTCTAAATACGTTAGAGCTGGGAAGCGGGGGTTATATTTGGTAATAGGTAACCCCCCGTCTGCATTTTGAGTTAGGACTTCCTTTACAATACCCTGTTCCACCAAACTGTCAAAGTAAACACTAGTTGTCTGACCATTTGGCTCGTAAGTGAAATCACTTATAACATACGCATACTTATTAACAACGCCTTTTCGTATATCTACGTAGTTGTAGTAAGGGTCAGCCACAGGGTCAGGACCAGACCCTACTTGTGGTGTAAATACCCAAGACCCAGCAGAGTAAGAAGTCCCAGCATTTAGTTGAAGGGGAGTTATAGGGTTGCCAAGTTTAAATTCAGCTAAGGCACCTGTAATATCGTTAGTGGAAGGTTGCAAAGTAAAGTTTTGACCCACAACCCAAACAAACGTCCCGGGCCTCATATTAACGGGTATTAGAGAAGTTTTATCCGGAATAAATTGATTGTCGCCAGAGTTATATTCATACTCTATAATTTCGGGTTGATAAATACCACCTGTGGTAGTTTCTTGGTAAATATTCCCAACGTCCCAAGAAGAGTAGTCTTTAGCTGTTGAAATTTTACCTTTTGCAATCAAGGCATCTATCTCTGCCGTAGTAGAGATTGTTAAATTTTCATTAATTACGTGGAGTTTGGTGGTTGCTCCTGTTGAATACTCCCAGTAACAAACTTGACCTTGGAGAAACTTCCCAGGTAAAAGTGGGATGATTTGTTGTAAAACCAGGTTTTTGTAAACAGTTTGATCTTTTTTCTCTGCTGAGTAGGGCGTAAAGTTTGTCTTAACAGGGTAGAAAACCGGTATAGGCAATGATGTGGTTACCAAGTCATTGACTTTAAGTATAGTGCCGGTTGGTTCAAAAGCGTAAACGTCAGTGTAAGTTGCAGCAGACGGGTCTAAAAGTGTCGGAGTATTGTAGGCAGCGCTAGCTGAAATATGGGGATCAGAGAACCGAGTTGAGATATTAAAAGTTGAGTAAAAAGCCGCATCTACATCGCTTACCGTAGGGTCAATAGTACTTGGGAAAACTTGACCCGGTGTGAGAATAGAAAATAACCGGTCTCTAAAGTTTAGAGAGGAGTCTTTGGTGTTGTTACCAAAGCTGCCGTTAGCGTCAACTTCAACGGTTAAGTTGTATTGAACTTGACTCAGAGTTATAGGGTACAGGTGACCCCGGTTCTCTACTGGAACGGAGAAGTTGACAACGTTTTGACCACGGTCAAGTTGAGCCTGGTTTAACTCAATACCACCAGGACCAAGAACAAAGAAAGAAATTTGACCGTTGGGTTTTAAGTAGTCGGTGAGGTAGTTGTAAGTACCTTGGTTGGGGCGGTTGGGTTGAACAGAGGTCTGAGTACCAACTCCGTAAAAATCAATAAAGAAGTTTTGCCAGTCTTCAGAACTTACAGGGTTTCTTCGGCGAATAAGTGTAAAAAACCTTTCTTGTACTTCTTGGTAAGTTTCTACATCACTACCGCCTTGAGCAGGCTGAGGGTTAGTAGCTGTTAAACCCTGAACGTTGATTGCCCCGACGCCTGTAATTGAATTTGCAGGTGCGTTATAGATGCTGCCAACAAATTGTGAAGCTACGGTAACATTGGCAGTTGTCTCACCTGCTGGGATAGAAATCGCACTGTCTGTGACAAATGTGAATTCTTCAGCACCAGTTAAATTGGCGTTTGAAGTAAAAGTAGTACCGATTGGGATATTAGTTGCACTTCCGGAGGCAGGTACAGTTAGTACTAGACGGGCAACAGAAGGGGTACCCAGACGTCGCATTGCCCCTAGAAAAGGACCAAGCCACTCGATCAATATGGATTGTGGTAAAAGATTTGCCCAGAATAAAAATTCGCCCTGAGCAAAGGCTTGCCCTTCTAGCAGAGCCGCTAGAGGGTTACTCGCACTGAAGTCATTAAGTGTTTGTCCACTCGCTTCATAAACCCTTTGCGTAGCAGCTTGTACTAAAGCCGCCTCGTTTCTGGGGTCTAAACTAACTGAGGGCAGAGGAGAGTAACGCACTTTATTTTACTGTTTCTTTACAAGGTTTTACCCGGCTATAGTGGGCAAACTATATCAGAATTACCGCCACCCAAGCTATAGTTCTTACAAGTAGGGTCACCAGCTGAATAATACACCCCGTTGTCAAGCTCTAAATCTTCAAAAAGAAACTCCACCCACTGTTTTACAATATCTTTGGTAACCAGGTCTGCGGAATTTAACGCTTGGAATTTCTGATCCGCAGTACCTGTAGTTAAATTAAACTTATCATTAGAAGTATAACTCTTTGGTGCGTTGGCTGGAATATTAACCGGATTACCGGGAGCCGTTGTGAAACCAAAGTTCCAAACCCCTGAAACCACCTTACTACCACTTATTGGACCGTAACTTCCAGCTACGTACACGCCGGAGGGGGTTATGTCAGGTTGGTTGGTTGTTATTGTTACATACGCCGAATCAAGACCATTGGGCCCAGTTTGAATAAGGGAGTTCAGCCCCAGGGGATCATAATGCCAGTCCAACGACTGCCCGTCAAAGTATATTTGTTGAGCTCCGTTAAGCCATTGTGAAGTAACAATTACGCCAGAACTAAAAGTTGTCTTTGCCATACGATTGTGGGCACTCTCACGTTAAGTGTTTTTACCCTACCTTGGGGTAGGCAAAAAAATGCCCCTATTTCTAGAGGCATTATAGCGTTTGTAAGATTGAGTAAACTCTAAATGGTCGACTCAGGTCCTCACGAAATAATTCACGGTAAATTCAACTTCGATTTCCTGAACGTCGGCGCTTGAGCGATCAACTTCAGCAGTTTTTATCGACATGAATTGACATTCGTAACAGACATACTGACCGCCACCAGCTGCGCCAGCTTCACCGTTGCAAGAACGGGGAGTTACGGTGATCGTAATTGGCTCACAATTGTATTTAAGCCAAAACTTTTCAAGAGGAATGAAAACGTTAGGGTCGTAGGGAGCGGTTAACGTAACGTTCTCTGCAGTCCGGGGACCAACAACATGATAGATCCGGTTACCTGTGCCGTTGGCATAGGTGCTAGAATCGGAGTTGTCGTTGATACCACTAAATTTGGTAAAAACCGCGACTAGTGATAGGGCTGGGACTGCGGTTGGGCACGTAAACGTAACTTCGTATTGCGACTTAGTGATTGGTACTAGAATAGCCATAGAAACACCTCCTTAGTGTCCGATCAGGACAGAATATCGGTGACCATTGCGCCAGAACCGATGAGACCTTGAGCACCGAGGCCAACCAAGTTGACAACGCGCTCGACGGTGATCTCAGCGCGGACAACGCGACGCTCACGAATGTAGTACTCAGGGCGAACAGCAGGAGTGCCGGTCAGCTGGTAAGTGTAAGCGAAGGCTGGGGTAGCAGCATTAGCGCCACCAGCAGGCATAACGGAATCAGAAGGACCGTTGGGGCTGTAGAACAACAGAATGCCATTCTCAGGGAACACGGGCTGCAGGCTGCCGTCGGTGGCCAAATAACGACCTTCAGCCACACGCAGACCACGCTCAAGACCGAAATAACGGGCGAGCATGTCGGTGTCAATGCTGTCAGCAGTCGTGTACTTGATACGCTCAAGGATCGCGCTGTTTGTCAGCAGTTGGTCAAACACAGCTGTACCAACAACCATCGAGTTAGGACGGATACCGATCTGGTTGGCGACGGTGCGCTTCAGAGTCAGAACGTCTTCGATTGGGTTGGAGGTTGCGGAGGACCAAGCAGAGTCGCCAGCAGCAGAGCTGTAAGCGGTCTTGAAGGTTGACCAGGATGTGAAACCTTGGCCAGTTTGGCTACCAGGGGTGCCGTTATAGGGCTCGTAAGGGTTATAGGTACCGGTAACGGTAACAGCTTGAGAAACGGTATATTCGTAGGCGTTCATCAGGCGGGACATGGCGTTGCGAGTTTCAATCGCACGCAGGTCAACCTGAGCGGGGCCTTCGCCAGCGTTCTCGATGACTTCTTCAGGAAGTTCCCAAGCAACCTCTTCTTGCTCAAGAGCATAAGGCTCCGAGTCATAACGTGATTGAACGTAAGGGATGTTGGTGCCATACGCACGACGGAAGTCGTTGATGGCGAATTGCTCTTTGCCAAAGCGCAGAATACGACCAGCACGGGTCGGGGTGTCGACGACGGGGGCGATGAAGTTGGCAATGTTGGTCGCAGGAAGCATAAAGCCCTGGGCCAAAGTTGTCAAAATCGGATCTACGCCCGCATACGTCTGTTGCAGGTTCATCATGTTAGATGATCTCCTCTTCAGAAATAAAGGTTGACTTCAAAAATCGTAATAAACGATCCCTCGGACTTACACTTGCGAACAAGATGCCAAGGACCGTCTTTATAAGAAAAACCGCTAGGTTTTTATCAAGCGAAGGAAACGAGAACGAGGTTACGACCACCGATACCAACGTTTTCGCGAACGATGGGTGTGGTGCCGTCGAGGGAGGCAAGTTGACCGCCGGCAGCAACAGCTTGGCCGAGGTTGTTGACACGCAGTTGAGTGGCGATTGTGATGGCGCCAGGAGCCAAAGCAGGATCAACTTCAACAAGCAGAAGGCCGCTGGTAGCAACGGTCAGCTGACGAGCTGTGTAGGGTTGAGCCAGAGCTGTAGGCATGTAGGCTTGGTTGATACCGACGATAGCGCCAGTGAAACCGACGATAGCGCCAGGATCAGCAGCGACGTTGGGGCCAGCGTAGACAGCGTACACAACGGCACGGAGTTCGCCAACTTCGACAATACCGACGGCGGTGCCAGCGGCGATTGCATCAGGTGAACCGGCTTGGGCGTCAACGGCACCTTCCCAGGTTTCTGCGTAACGGATGTATTGCTTGCCGTAGCAAGGTGCAGCATTAGATGCCATGTTTTTATCCTATAGTAAGGGACTTCAATGTTTGAACTTTATGTGCCTATGGAGGCCGCCGGGTGTAGTTACCAACTCGCAATGAGGGCATTTTACTCGGGGTTGATTTATAGGCCCAACAGGTAGTTTGCCTAAGACGTAACCCTCACCAGGGCACGTATGAGACCTTTTGTTGTTTAGTCCGTTATTCCAGTAAGGCATTTTGCCGCCAATATGACCGCCTTTTGCCTTACCTTCTTTGCTTTGCTTTGCATTTGCCGCTTTGGCGTTTGCTGACCGCTCTTCAAACGGTCGTGAGTTGTACTCTTGTATATTCTGGATAGCAGCAGGTAAGAACTTTTCGCTAAGCTGCTGGCCATGTTTCAAGGCTTCTACTCGGGCTTGTTCAACCGTCCAGTCACCAGATAACAAATTGGCCGCACAGCAGTCGTAGTAGTCCCCTGTCTCCTGGTATCTAAACCGATGCAAGAAGGCGTGCATCGCTTTATTTACTTTGACCAGATTGCTTGGGTCGTCAGTTCCGCCAGCGTGTTTAGGAACGAGGTGGTGTAAGTGGTAGTTGATTTTCATACCTATTTTTTACCCTTATTGGTATTCTACAAAACACCGACATCTGTCGTAACACCTACAACCTTTTCCCGGCATGGGCAACTCTCCAAAAGGTTGCCAACCCATAGAGTCATACTGCTTACAGTCAACACAACATTTCTTATCGCGTTTGGCTACTCTTCTCATTTCTTTGAAGCCTTGATCTTGAGAGACCATGTAGAGCCCTAAGTTGTAAAAAGAAAAAGTAGGTGTGGCCAAATAGCGAGAAACACGTTCAGCTAGGGAGGGCCAAGTTTTTCCTTGAGCCCTTTGTTGTTCGGCTTCGAGTTCACCAATCTGTTCTGGATTGATATTATCGAGTTCGTCAATACCTATGTCAACTGCCCCGGGAATTGCGCTAAGCAAATCATAATCTGCAAAGTCAAGAGTTTGATCCCCAGGTCGTAAAACACCTGAGTCAATGTAAGTTTTTGTCTCTGCTAAAAAAGTAATCAGAGGGGGGAGCATGTCACCTACAATCACGGGCCAACTTTTTTCAAGTTTTTGCTCGGGTTTGTCAGTTCCAACTCCTAAAATAACTGCGGCCAAGGCAGAGACAAGGGTCTTGTCGATTAGAGTCCTTTCGTACTCTTCCCACTTCATTAACTTGTCTCTGTATCCTTTTACTAAGGCGATTGCTTCGCCTCTCATTCTCTCTTCAAGAGTAGGTTGATCTTTGCACTTTGCGGCCAGTGTTTTTGCCTGAGAGAAGAAATCGGACCTTCTCTTTGTTACCATTCCGATAGCTGAAAGAAGGTCCACTTTATTTACCTAGGCTCAGGAGAACATTGCCTTCTTGAGGGCCTCAACATAGTCCATTTTGCCTTCAGACTCATTGACCATTTTGAGAGCTTTCTCGTGGGGGTCAAGATCAGATTCGGCATATTGGAAAGTACCGCCAGCAACTTCTCCAAAGGAGACCATTGGGGGGAGCTTACTCAGGAGGTTGAGTAACTTCGTTGCGGAAGTTTCACCTTCGGAGAACTCAAGAGTACCAAACTCAAGCCCTTCCACATAGGAAACAAGCTCTTGCTCAGGCATCACACCATCAGTCAGACGGCCTTCTGTATACAAGTGACCGATTGCTTCGGCCATTTGCATCTTACGGAAATTCATCTTTTCTTCAGCATGACGACGCTCCAGCGCGGCATACTTCTCCTTGAGTTCGACCAGTTCGTCATACATCTGCTGCGGGAAACCCACAGCCTTGGCTTGAGCGTCAGAACCCATGCCATATTCCATTTCGGGATTCATGCCATAGTTCATACCGCTGCCACCACAAGCATGGTCAGTGGAGAGTTCGTTGTAGTCCTCATCGCCTTCATCCACACCGTCATCGCCTTCACCTGCTTCGTAGGTGGAGCCGAAACCAGTCTTGGTGTAAGGATTCTTCTTACCGCCGCCACAACCTTCGCCGTGGTCAGCACCGCCTGTTACACCGCCGGAGCGCATTGACACTTGGTCTTCGGTGTCGGTGTCGTCCATAGCGCCAGGGGTAAGTTGGCGTTTGTTGGACTTCTTACCATCGCCAATATTAGCGCGTAAGCTATCGAGGGACTCACCATATGCACCGTCGGGGCCTACAGTTTCGTCAGCTTCGTCAACTTTGTCCATAGCACCAGGTGTGAGCTGCTTGCTGGTAGACTTCTTCTCACCGCGATAAGACTCGGCATAGGCACCGTCAGGACCAACTGTTTCACCGGGGGTGTCAGTGTCGTCCATAGCACCAGGTGTGAGTTGGCGATTTTTGGACTTTTTACCATCGCCGATGTTCTCACGCAATGACTCAAGGCTTTCCTCACCGGACATGTCGCCTTGATCATACTCTGCGTGCTCAACCATCTTGCCACCCTTCATTGACTTGCGAGCAGTTGTTACACCGCCTTCACCTGTCATTTCTGCAGCTTCTGGCTCACCGTAGAGATAATCGTGGGTTTTGACCGATTTAGCCTTGGCATCTGAACTCTTTGTGCGAAGAACACGCATGTTCTTATCACTCATTACGTTTGTAGTTTGAACGGCGAAAACTTCGTCGTCAGGCATTTCTTCTGATTCGGTTGGAATCTTGGTGGCAGTCTCGTCACGACCGTAGGGGTCGGTACCAGTTGACATTTTGGGTTTGTTACCTTCTGGGTAATCCTCCAAACCAGCGTCATACTGATCGCTGTTCATAGTTTGATCGTAGCCATCTTCTTGACCCGCCCAACGGCTTTCACCATCGGCGTTATCCTTACTGGCTTTAGCAGTGTTGAACCTGTCGTCTTCCTGTTCGGCTGACTCAGCAGTGTGCATACGGTCGCGGTCTTGCTCGCCGCTCTTAGCTGTTTTCATACGCCCAACATTGCCTGCTGAACCTTGCTTACCAGTTTGCATACGGTTAACATACCCGTCAGAAGTAGAACGAGCGGTTTCATAACGACCGAACTCATCACCTTCAGCATGATCTTCGGAGATCAGCTTGTCTTCTTCCTTACCAAAGCGCTTGGCCATTTTGGCTTCGCCTGGTTTGCCTTCTTTCTTGAGACGCTTGGCCTCAGCAGAACGATCAGCAGCGGCTTTGCGCTCATCGGTCGATTCTTTGTGAGCTTCATCGTAGACGTTTTCTACGACTTGCATGACTTGGCCGTTGGCACCTTTGACGTGCTTCCGGCTGATTTGTCCTTGGTCCATAAATTCCTCTTCCGGAAAATGATTAGAGAGGTCAGCCGTCTGCTGAGCGATTTCAGTTCCTTCGCGACCTAAATTTTTACTAGTTTCTTTGAATTGTGTGGCATCTGGGTTTGCCATTTGTGCCGTTTCAGTATTAGTTGCTGCCGATGAGGCCCCAGCTTCCTGAATAGGCTCCGTGGTTTGTGTTTGTTGATTTGTTTGTAACTCTTTTACCGCACTAGATACATCCTGACGGACAGCATCTAGTTTTTCACGGAGCATTTCAAGTGGGCTTCTCTCAACAATAATTGTTGGTCCAAGTTCATCATCAAAAATTTCCGAAGGAGCTAAGCTCACGGCGAAGTCGTAGATTCCTTCTTGTTCAGAAAACGAGAAGGGCTCTAAACCTTTTACAGCCGGGGGTGAAGCCCCCAGCAGGGCAAGGTGACGAGCACTCCATTTTCCTTTGGAAGGGTTAATAGCACTATCAGGTGAGTAGAAGGAGATCGAAACCTTTCGGTAATGGCCGTCCTTTACTAAATCCTTTGCGACGGGAGAAAATTCCACGTCAGCATAGAGATTGTCACCTTTCTTTGCGAATCCTTTTATCCAGCCATAGGCTGGTAAGCTGTCATTATCACCCGCATGTCCGAGCACGAGGGGTGCCGTGTGAACAGACGGATCATACGTCTCCACCACTTGTTGGAGGTCTTTCTCAGAG